CTCCTTTTGAGGCTTTTGATAAGATTCGCGAGGTAGGAGCATTGTTTACGGTAGGGGAACCTATTATTTATTAAAATATATAAAAAAATCTTGCGCGGCGATTCTTCGAAAATAAATTAGATTTTAGTTGCCCCCTCCCTTTTTTCTTCGTATATTTAGGTACAATCAAAAAATAATGTTATGAAACAGTTGAAAAATCTATTCTTATTACTACTTTCTTTATTCGTTTTTAGTTGTTCTACTCCTGAAATCGAACCTGATGTATGTTTAAATGGAAATTGCGGTGCTGAATTCCGAATTGATACCTTAGGTCACCCTGGGACTTATAAAGATGTCAATGATGTTTGGCACATAAAACACGCTGGGTTGAATTACTTTACTGTGAAGGGTGATGTAAATGAATTAGATCCACATTATGTTATTAATGGAATTCCTCTAGTGAGTGTGAGCTTTGATTCTAATATGTTCTACATCCCAGGTAATATCATTTGGACTTACCCTACATATTCTTACTTAGGATTGTGGACAGGAAACAACATGGATGTTCCTATTCCTTATGGAACAGGTACTTATACCTTCCCACAACTTATAGGTCAGACCAATATAATGAACCTAGCAGGATATACAATACAAAGAAACCCTAACGTGAATGTAAATCACCCGGCATATAAGACATATTTTGCTACATACAGTAAATATACATACAGACCTCAGCAATCTATGTCTTTTTTTACAGATTTTATAGGTAAGTCTGCTACAATTTATATAGAGGTTTCGCTAGGGGAAAATAAAAAAACTATATTAAAAGAGTTAAAAGTGGTGTTTGAACCCTAAGAGTTGTTTCCCAAAAAAAAAGTTCATAACTTACCCCTATATGGATTTATAAAGTATAAAGAAGTATTAATAAATTAAAAATAAAAAAATGAGAAACAAAGAATTGTTTGTACAGAAATTAGAAAGATTTGAAGCCGAAGTAAAGAAGATAGGATATCACATACATCGTAATGAACAGACGGAAGCGTATGAGAAAGTGGAAGAGTTATTGGAAAAGATAGGGGATCTTAGAACTCTATTAAATACAGAACACCAAGACTAATGAATCTTTCGGCGGAACAAATACAAGCTAATTGGGATAAACATCTCAAAATAGTAGATACTTTTATAACAGGTGAGCGTAAAGAGAAATTAAAAGCTCTTTACCTTGACCTTGCCGATGAAATGGTTATGGCTCCTGCTTCGGGTAAGACTTTTTACCACAATGCTTTCCCGGGAGGGTATATTGACCATGTTAACCGTGTTGTTCATTGTGCTTTAAAAACTAAAGCATTATGGGAAGAAATGGGTACCTCTATAGATTTTACCGATGAAGAGTTAGTTTTTGCTGCTCTTAATCACGATTTAGGTAAAATAGGTTCTAAAGGAAAGCCTAACTATATTCAACAAACAGATAAATGGAGACAGGATAAATTAAATGAAATGTATACCCCTAATAAGGATTTAACATTCATGCTTATTCAAGACCGTTCCTTATTTACCTTACAGCAATATGGTATAGCTTTAACAGAAAGAGAGTTTTTAGCTATTAAATTACATGATGGATTATATGATGATGTAAACAAACCTTACTATATGTCTTTTAGTCCTGATGCTAAATTTAAAACTAATTTAGTTTATATTCTTCATAATGCTGACTTCTTAGCTTCTAAAATCGAATATGATAATTGGAAATCTTCAGGAGGTTCTACGGAAAATAAAGCTGAGAAGACAAAAGCAAGTACAGGGAAAACCGTTAATGCCTCTCCAGGATTAATGAATTTAGTAAAAAATATATAAAAAAATGGAAGTAGTAGTATCAATTTTAGTATTAGTTATCTTAGTACTATCTTATATAGTTTATAACCTAAACCGTAAAGTAATTAAGCAAGAGGACGTACTGGAGTACCAAGTTGACTATCTAAGAAAAGTTTCGTATCTTATCAGTGAATCAAAAATTTACGTTGAACAATTAGATGAGTCAGGAGCATTTAGATCGGACGATGAGGTAGGAGTTTTCTTCGATTTCATGAAAGAAATACAAGATACAATAAATGATTTCCGTCTCCCAGAAGACTATGGCAAAGCCAAAAAATAAAGACAATTACTATTTCACACAAGAAACAGAGGATGCAATCGTAAGATATAACGCATCCTCTGATCCTGTTTTTAGAGATAAGGTATTTAAAGCAGAGATATACCACCCACTTTACAAGTTAGCAGAGAATATTATACATACTTTTAAATTCTATTACTTGGATGTAGATAGTATAGAGGATTTAAAGTTAGATATAGTTAGTATGCTTGTTGAAGAAAAACTACACAGATTCGACTCCACTAATGGAGCAAAAGCATTTTCATACTTTCAGACAATTGTGAAGAGATGGCTTATTAATTATAATAACCGTAACTATAAGAAATTAAAACAAGTAGGATCTTTTGAAGAGATGGAAGATTCTTACGAAGTAGAAGGATTACCGGATTCTGAGAGAAAAATGACTCTTGCTTCTATTGTGAATATCTTTGTTGAGAATAGTTATAATACAATGGAAGAACTTTTTCCTAAAGAACAAGACCAAAGAGTAGCAGATGCTATACTTACCCTATTTAAAACACGTCATGATTTAGAGATCTTCAGGAAGAAAGCTCTATACATTTACATAAGAGAAATAACTGATTGTGAAACTCCTACACTTACTAAAGTAATTTCAAAACTTAAAGAAGAATTCTACAACACATACAGAACCTACCAAGATGCAGGTTTTTCTATTCAATAACATATCTTTCGATATTTATATAATAAATAGACTATGGGATTAGATACAACAATATTCGGGAAAAAGACCGTTTCTGATGTTCTAAAAGAAATTTACGATAATTCTAAGAATAAGGAAAAGCAAATTAATGCTCTTATCGGAGAATTAAAACCTCTTGTTGAGAACATAGGAGATGCAACTTTAGTTGTTCCTATGATAAAAGAGTACTTAGAGGTTGGAGTAAAGAATGATGAGCATCTTATTAAGATGGTAGCGCTTGTTCAAAGACTTGAAGGAGGGGCAAAAGGGTCCGAAGCAGACTTTTTTAACCCAGAAGAGCTTGCAAAGCTAATGGAACAGAGTGAAGAACTAGGAAAGCAATTAGATAAAAAAGAAGAAGAGTAATGGCACATACTTCCCATGTAGGAGCAGGAGCATTAAAAGGCGGAAAAGCAGCTGGTGGTGGATCATCAGGTGGTGCAGGTTCTTCTTATGGAAGAGTAGTGCATATTATACTTTCTAATGAAGATAAGTACTGCGATAACCTAGCAATGGTTAACGGTATTTACTATAGGGATATAAGTAAAGGAGTAGATGAAACGGATATTAAAAACCTACCATTTGCTTTTGCAGGGAATTCCTCAATAAAAACAATGCCACTTATAGGGGAGGTAGTTGAACTTCAAAACCTACCCGGACCTTCAACACTAGGAGCACCAGCTGCAACTACAAAATACTGGATTAAAACAGTTAATGTATGGAACCATCCACATCATAATGCAGCCCCAGATACTTTTCAGCAAAACTGGAAAGGTAGTTTATTAGGAGATTTTGAAGAACAAAAAAATATTAACCCTATTCTTTCAAATCAAGGAGACGTTATCATAGAAGGTAGATTATCTCAAACAATCAGATTAGGAGGAGGTAAAGGACCTGCAGGTAATATAATTAATACTTCAGAAACACAATCACCAGTAATATTAATTAGTAACGGACAGATTAAAACCTCTAGTGGAAGTGAGTTAGTACAGGAAGATATTAATGAAGACTTTAATTCCCTATACTTTGTATCAAATCATAAAATTGCAATTAAAGAAGTGAATAGTAAGAGAGACTCTTACAATACAGTTCCGACAGCAGTAGATCAGTATAAAGGTAATCAAGTATTACTAAACGGGGGTAGACTTGTATTCAATGCAAAAGAAGAAAGTATACTTCATTTAGCGAAGGAATCTATAGGGCTAATGTCAAAGACTATAAACCTAGATGCAAACGAGTATTTCTGTGTAGATGCTAAGAAGATATATCTAGGAAAAGCAGCAAGAACAGCAACAGGTAGTGTAATACAGCCGGCAGTCTTAGGTAAACAGTTAGAGAACTGGTTAGGAGCGTTATTGGATGCTTTAGACTCGGTAGCAACAGCAATGCAAACTGCTTCAGCAGTAGGAGCAGGTCCAGTCGCACAACTCAACGCAGCAGGTCCAGTACTAAAAGCAACAGTATCTTCACTAAAATCACAGTATAAGGTATTTCAATCTAAAAAAGTATTTACAGAATAATGGCATTTTATCCAAAAATAGCAGGAATAGTAGCGCAGTTAGTCGGCAATATTCAAGGAAAAGTTACCTCTCAAGTACAGACTGAGGTATTGAAGATACTCGGTAAGTTCTCTAACCAATGTCCTCCATCAAACGAAATAGCTAGAATATTAAAAATTAGAAACACCTTACTAAAAAATATAGGATCTCTAAGTAAGAGGATAAATGCACTTAAATCAATGGCAAATAAATTAAGTGCTGCAATAACCGCTGCAAAAATTATAATAAGATTACTAAAAGCAACACCGTTACCAACCACAATTGGTACACCACCAGGACCTTCTGGAGGAGTAATATTTAGTGTAACTGTAGGAAAAGTGGTAACAGTAGGAGATAGGTTAGCTACAATTAATAAATTGCTTGATTCACTAGAAGCAGATAAAGCAGGAATATTAGGGGTAATCAGTTCTGCATCATCAACTTTAGAAAACCTACGAAATAGGTTAACTGCAATAGATTTAGCAGTAGAAGAATGTAGTAAAGAATCTCCTAACCTTTCTGGTATAGTATCAGAGTTACAACCAAAAGGTAATACAGGGACAGAAGGGCCACCTCAAACTGCTTTCGGAGAAGATGATCCTAGGTTTGAATATAAAGGATATAAATTAGAGATACTACAAGATCCTAACTCCCCTCAAATAGCACCAAGAAGGTATGCTGTAGCAAGAGATCGTAGACAGATTATAGTAATGAAAGGGCCGCCATCCTTCAGTTCTTCAACAGATGTACTACTTGACGAAATTAAATTTAGAATAGATAACCAATTACCATAATATAACTATTTATTAATATGAAGTTAGATTTATTAAAAAAATTAATAAAAGAAGCAGTAAAAGAAGCAGTTCGAGAAGAGTTAGCAATAATTCTTTCTGAAGATGTGAAACCTGCTACTAAAGCTCCTACAGTACAGCATGTAACAAAGTATGCAGAACATAAACCAGTAGTTGCAAAACCAGTACCTACAGGTAATCCTATTATGGACTTAATGAATGAAACAAAACATTCAATGACTCACGGAGAATACCAGAATTTAATAAGTGCTACATCTGATATGGTTCAAGCACCTGGGTTAGGAATGAATCCAATAGTAGAGAATTTTAGACAAGGTCCAGAACCGGGATTAGATATCTCACAGTTTGACTTTGTAAATAAAGCAGCAGCAGTATATAATGCATCAATAGAAAAAGATAAACAAAGATTCGGAGGATAATGGCATTTAACGTACAGCAAATAAACCCTTTAGATTTACAACCCAGTGTAGGAGTAGGTGTAGGACTTCCCTTCACAAGTGCTGCTGTATTCAATACAACATATACAACACAAGAAGCGTTAAAAACAAATTTAATAAATTACTTTTTAACTGGAGAAGATGAAAGATTTCTTAACCCAGAACTAGGTACAGGTATACGTGCATTACTCTTTGACCAACTTACATCAGATGTAGGAGATAAAGTAGAACAAATAGTAAGGGCAGGGGTAAGTAAGTGGTTCCCGAGAGTTATTATTAACAGTATAAACTCAGAACTATCACCAGATACCAATACATTTACCTTATTAATGAGATACAGTGTACAGATGACAAATATACAAGATGAATTAACTATAAACTTTGAACAGTAATGGCTCAAGATAGAGATATAAAATACGTAGGTAGGGACTTTACAGATTTTAAAACACAGTTAGTAGATTACGCTAAAAACTACTTCCCTAACACATACAACGACTTCTCTCCTACATCACCAGGTATGATGTTTATTGAGATGGCTGCATACGTAGGAGATGTTCTATCCTTTTACCAAGACATTCAGCTTCAGGAAACATATTTGCAGTACGCTAAAGACCCATCCAATCTATATACATTAGCTTATATGATGGGATACCGTCCGAAAGTCACAACAGCTTCTGAAGTTGATATCGAAGTATCACATACAGTAGGAGCTGTAAACGGAATGCCAAACTGGGCAGAGACTTTATCTCTAGGTGCAGGAATACAGTTAACCGCTAACATAACAGGTCAACCTAGGTTTTATATAGATAAAGCGGTAGATTTCGGTTTTTCAAGCTCTTACGACCCAACCGTAGTAGTTGTTGAGAGTATAGATAATAACGGAGATCCAGATGAATTCAGATTAACGAAATTAGTTAAAGCATACTCAGGAACAGTTCAGACACTTACAGAAACCGTTACTACAGTAGAGAAATTTAAAACAATTACACTTACTGATTCCAATATTATAGGTATACTTTCTATAGTAGATTCTGAGTCAAACACATGGTACGAAGTACCTTTTCTAGGACAAGATACAATAGAAGTAGACACTGCCAACCAATCACAGGACGCTAACCTAGTGCCGTATTCACTATCTCTACAGAGAGTACCTAGGAGATTTATTACAAGATTTACCTCTACAGGAGATCTTCAGATACAGTTTGGAGCAGGTATAACAGGTCAAGATGATGACATTATCACACCAGATCCAACTAACGTTGGATTAGGGAAAGTATCACCAATTTCAAGATTAAAATACGCATACGACCCAACTAATTTTTTACATACAGAATCATACGGATTAGCACCTTCTAATACTACTCTTACAATCACATACCTAGCAGGAGGAGGAATAGTTGCTAATGCTCCTGCAAACACAATCACAACACCTACAACACCTCTGACAGTATCGGGAATAGGAGATGCAACTACAATAACCTTTAATAACCCACAACCTGCAGCAGGAGGTAAGGACGGAGACACAGTAGAAGATATACGCCAGAATTCATTAAGATCATTTAATGAACAAGGAAGAGCAGTAACCCTACAA